CCCATGCCCCGGTCGGAGATGTATCGAGAAGATACCTATCTCCTTCGGATGGTGCACCGGGCGGATCATTGAGGATATCCAGGACAGGCTGCTGCCAGCCCTGGTAATCCCTCGGAACGACTGGATATAGAGCCATATAGTTACACCTCTACACGATATACCAGACCTTAGTCACCTTCCCGCCCGGCGCGGTGTTGGTGTCGATGGTGTTGAGGGAGAGGACTGTGCTGCTTACAGTCACACTTGGCGCTGTTGCCTCCTTGGTATCATTGAGGGCGGCCAGCAGCACGGTATTGGTGGCAAGCTTGGTGTTGAGCCCGAGGAGATCCCCGGTGCCTATCTTGGCCTGGGCGGTGTTTGTGGTAGTAGTGGCATCGATCCGGGTTACTGTCTTGAATGCTTTAGTGGATGCCTTGACACCGGTCTCCGCAGTCCACGTGAGATTTTCAGTTATGGCAGCACCACTGATATCCGTGCCTGTCAGCTTCAGAGCGCACGTTGTAGACGTGTTCATAGTCGCTATGATGTTCCTCGGAACATCTGGCTGAGCAAGAAATTGACTTGAGTTGGACAGCAGTACAAACTTGGTAGTATTGTTGAAGGCATTTATGTACGCTGCCATGATCTGGTCGTCGTCGCTGGTTTCAGCTACGGGGATGGTCTGAATAGCGATGAATCCCTCAAGGTTACTTCCGGTGTCGGATGCTATTGGAGTTGTGCCGGTCCGTTTGGGGTACCAAGAGCCTTGCGCCATCGTGGACCCCACCAGCACCATCGCAACCACAAAAATAATGAGTGGTTTTCTCATGTGCTCACCTCAGGGCACCAGAGTAGCGAACGGGAACTGGGTGGAGCTGTTCACCTTGTTCTTCGGGTTAGGAAGCTGCCACCCCATCCGCATAGTCATCCTAAGAGCCACCATATCGTCCTGGAAGAGGTTATAGACCAGAGTGCCGGAGGAGTCATGGATGCTGGCCTCTGTGGCAATCTTCCAGGTGATATCCTGCCTGATGCCATAGACTGCCTGAGACCAATCGCCGGATATCATCAGGCTCTTGGTAGGATCGAGAGCACCATTGTTGGGGAATACCAGGGGAGCACCATCTAGCAGGTAGCTATTGGCCTGTTTCATGTCGGTAGTGAAGATCGGCACACCTTCGCTGGATCTCAGGCCCCGGAGCTTGCCTTTCATACTTATGGCCGCAAGAGAGCCGTTCACCAAATAGCCGTCCTGCTCTACCAGGCTGAACATGCCATTATCGGCCAGGATGCCGTCATACATATCTTTGAAGGTGAGATCGGCGCCTATCTGAGAGCTGACATCAATGGAGTTGCTCTTGGCAGCCGCCTGGGTCACGATACCATCCGGCCAGTTGGTAGGAGCAATATCCCCTGCATTGTCGTAGAGGATGGCCTGGTCAATTAAGACGCCGGCAGCCTCGACCAGCCTGGGCTTAACCATGCCCCAGAGATCAAAGTTCTGGGCGGCCATGTCCGCAATCACAGACTCGGGGACGGGCACAATTACGGCAATTTCCTCCATATACATGGTCACGCCGGACCAGCCCATGTCAGTTACTTTCTTGGTGTTCGTTGCCCCCCTGGCGGCGGCTACCTCAGAGACGAAGTAGGCGGTAGGGAACGCATTGATCATGGGGATCTTGTATGTAGCCGCATTAACAGGCGGCAGCCTCTTCATCATTCTGAGGCAGAATGAAGAGGTAGGGAGCGCCTCGATGATCTCTTTGCTCTGCTGATCTGGGAGCAGATATGTGCTCGCGTCGGTCCTGGAAATATAACTGTCGTAATCACTCATAGTAATTTCACCTCAAAAACTATCGCCCGCCCCGGCCAGTGGCCTGCAGGAAGGCCTGATTAAATGGGTTCTGTGATGGGTTATTACCGCCTCGCGGCGTCGGTCCTCCTGCTTTATCGAGGCCCCGCGCTTTGGCCCAAAGCCTGGCGTCTTCCTCGATCTCGGATTCGGTTTCGCCCCGGAGGCGATCCCAGTCTGATTCCGGGATGTTGTTTTTCCGGCCATACTTGGCCTGCCACTTCTCCAGGTCTTTGGAGAGCCTCAAGGCATCCCGTTCGGCCTCTGCTTTGGCTCTGGCTTCCCGCTCACGCTGGAGTTCGCTTTTATTTGCGTCCTCCTCAGCTTTCCGGGCCTTAATCAGAGCTTTGGCATCCTTGAGGGACATCCCCAGCTCTTTGGCCAGGGCCTCCTCGCGTGTCCTGCGGTCTCTCCCCAGGCGATCCTCAACTATTGCATCGATATCGGCCTGGGTGAATTGCTTGCCCTGCTGCTTGCTGGTATCAGCAGTATTTTGAGCCGCCGATGCTTTCTCGGCGTTGTCTGCTGTAGTGTCGTCAATTGCCATAAGAAAAACTCCCGCAGTTTCAAGTCTGCGTAGACTGTGATTATGAATTGCGTATTGCTGCTGCCCGGCCCCCTAGGCCTGCAATGTACCTATCCTTTTCCTCAGGTGCTAATGAGATCACATGGAGGCATCCCACATGGAGCAGTCCCCCGCCCTGGGCTTCGGCCAGAGAAGGATAATCAGGATCAGAGCCGGATAGGCTCAGGGTCCGGCCTTCCCAGGGAGTGCACTTCGGGCAGCTCCCCGAATGAGTTGAGATCCGGACAAGATCATGGCCGTGCTCCTGGAAGCGGTTTATGGTGCCTTGCCGGAACGCGCCATTTGTGGTCTCCTGAGCCAAAACCGCTGTATATCGGCTCATGTTCCAGGATCGCCCGGACTTGTCCACAAATCCGGTGATCCCTTTCTCGGCCAGGTCTGCCTTGATCCTCTTGGCTGCCTGTCTGGTGGTCTGGTAGCCGATCACAGAGCCTTTCGAGGCCTCAAGGGAGATTGCCCGGGCGAGGTCGTCTACCTTCCGGCCTACGACCTGGCCCACGTCTTGGAGCCTATTATGTGTATTCTCGGCCAGCACCTGGACGGCCTGCTGATGTATGGAGCCAAAGCCGGGAATGGCTTTGCCTCCCATGAGTGGGTCTCTGTCGGCCCACTCCATGCCCTTCATGTAGCTGTCCGGGATAGCTTCGGTGCACCAAGTTCTGGAGCCCTTCTCCAGATCGGCCCGGATCTGCCGGACCCTCTGCAAGAGTGTCTTCTGCCAGGCCATGCTGTAGCTTTCTGATTCTGGATCTTGCAGAAGAAGCCTGTTAATCTCGGTCAGTATCTCTCTTTCAGCATCACCATAAAGCCTGATGAGCCTCTGGGCCTGGGCATCACTGAGATGCTGACTGCTGGCCATTCTCGCCACCATCGCCCAGTCCTGGGAGAGACACCGTTGGAGCGCCCACTGAAGGCAGCTGTGTCTCGCTCTTCAGCTTCTCCATCGCGTCCTTGAGCGCCTTGCCCTCGAGCTTGTAGAGCATCTTCAAAGCCATATCATCCCAAATGAGGCCCATGCCCTTCAGGGCTACGACGTTGGCTACAGTCTCTTTGAAGTCTTCCGGAAGACCATCTTGCCAGAGCACAGACACAGACTCGATGGTAGTCGCTCCTGTGAATCCCTTGGATTTCTCGAAGGCCATGAAGGTCATCAGTTCGGCTTTCACCTGTGGATCAGCCACGAGCTTGAGCCGATCGACCTTCTTGAGTGGGATGAACAGCATGAGCTTCAGAGCAGTGCCGGATACTTGAGCACCCAACTTGGAAGGCTCAAAGCAAGCCTCACAGGTTTCCGAGATCGCATAGAGCTGCTTGAGGTCCGTCTCGAACTCTTTGAAGGCCGCCTCAAGTTGGCCCTCCCAGGTCACATATCCCGGATCTGCCGCGCCTTTAGCCCGCTCCAGCACCTTCCGTCTGGAATCGTAGACCACGGCTCCGGTTTCGGTCTTCGTGAAGGCTCCAGAATCCTCCGGCAATATTAGAAGCGGTTCGCTGTGGACATCCAATATCCTGCCCACCCTAGTAAGCCTGGATTCCATCCGCTTAATTATGCTGTCCAGGTCTCGATAATCATCTATGAGGCCATCAGATGATGTAGAGAGATTCTCGATGACGGACACCAAGGGCTCCTTGACGCCGGTCTCAGTGACTTGGATATTATCAGGTCCGGCTATGATGTTCCCAGTCGAGGAGACGACATACTCTCGAGTCTCGATCCTACCCGGCCAATGGATGCGGCAGAAGAGGCGGCGCTGCCTGACATGATCAACGGTCTCCGGGCCGTCCGTCCAGGCAATCATGTGGGCCTGGATCCGCCCAAAGCTGTCACAGATCGGGAAGTACTTCGAGGGATGGACTACCTGGAGCTTGCAGCCGTCCTCATAATATCCCTCGATTATGCCGTGACCAAATCGGCTGACATCTATCTGCCTGGTGTGCTGCAAGAGCCAGTACCGATTCCGGGCCACGAAGTCGTCGGCATATTTCTGCTCAGCAGATTCCGGATCATCTGAGACGATCGCCCTCGGCTGCTCACCGAACAGGAAGTCTGCCCACAAAGTAGAGAGACGCTTATGCCAATTGAGAATTATGATTAGCTTATTATATTCCGCAGTGTGGCTCGAAAAGAGGTTGAGGAGGACTTGGA